GTTAGAACGATACGAGCAAGTAGTCTTCTGCTTTGACATGGATGATGTCGGCAGGAAGGGAGCAGCAGAATGTGCAGCACTTCTTACACCCGGCAAAGCAAGGATAGCAGAGTTACCTCTTAAAGATCCCAACGATATGCTAGTAGCAGGGAGAAGTAAAGAGATGGTGACTTGCTTGTTCGACGCTCGTGAGTACAGACCTGACGGCATCGTAAACGGTAAAGACCTGTGGGATGTTATAGCTAACAAAGAGGAACACAAAGCTGTGCCTTATCCGTACGCCAGTCTAAACAATCTAACCCACGGCATGAGAACAGGAGAACTTGTAACAGTCTGTGCGGGTAGTGGAATTGGGAAGTCCCTGTTCTGCCGTGAGGTTGCTCATCATCTGTTAGAGTTAGGTGAGAAGGTAGGATACATAGCACTGGAAGAATCTGTTAGACGGACAGCTCTTGGTATCATGGGCATCCATCTTAATAAACCGTTGCACTTAGAAGAGGATGAGGTATCACAAGAAGCACTGCGTCCTGCGTTTGAAGAGACGGTAGGCAACGGAAAGTTTTACACCTACGATCACTTCGGCAGTATGGACAGCGATAATCTTCTGACTAAAATAAAGTACCTTATAAAAGGCTTTGATTGTAAGTGGATCTTCTTGGATCACCTCTCTATTGTTGTCAGTGGTATAGCAGGAGACGATGAACGACGGTTAATTGATAACACCATGACCAAGCTTAGGAGTCTAGTTGAAGAGACAGGGTGTGGCATGGTGTTGGTCAGTCACTTAAAGAGAGTAGACACAGGTCACGAAGAAGGAGGACGAGTAAGTCTGCACCACCTGAGAGGCAGTCAAGCAATCGCACAGCTAAGTGACATGGTCATAGGACTAGAGCGAAACCAACAAGCTGAGACTACATCTAATGAGACACGAGTAAGAGTGTTAAAGAATAGATTCAGCGGACAGACAGGACATTGTACTACTCTTAGTTATAACCACGACACCGGACGATATAAGGAGGACAGCAATGTCTTCGAAGCGACAGACAAAAACAAATCAGCATTCTAAAAATATGAAAACACTATTCTTTGATATAGAAACTAATGCGATAGAGGACTGGTCTAATTTGACTGATCTAAAGGAGGTACACTGCCTATCTATCTACGACCCTACCACTCCAAAGATGATTACTTATCACGGTGCTGGTATAGAGAACGGACTAAGAGAGTTAGCTAGGGCAGACAAGATCGTCGGACATAACGTCATAGGCTTTGATCTACCTGCTCTGTCTAAGCTGTACAACTTCCACCCTGCTTTGATAAAGGTACTTGATACTATGGTCATGGCTAAGTGTATAGTGCCTGACGTACGGAACGATGACTTCCTGCGTAAGGGCTTCGACAAAACTTTAGTCGGCAGTCACTCCTTGAAAGCGTGGGGTAAACGGATGCACAAGGTAACCAAGCTATCTTATGGTGAGGAAGACGGAGCCTTTGACAGCTACAACGAAGAGATGCGTAAGTACTGCGAGCGTGATGTTATAGTAACACAGTTATTGTTTGACTACCTAATGGATAAGCAACCAGCAGAAGAGATGTTAGCTATCGAACATTGGTTTGCTTTCTGTATGCGTATCCAAGAGAAGCGAGGGTTTGCATTTGATGTACCTAAAGCAGAGAAGCTAGAGCTTAAACTTATATCGCGTCGTGCTGAACTACTAGACAAATTGCAGAACGAGTTTCCTGCTAAGACAGAGGAGATGAAGACACCCAGTGGTTGGCAAGTAGAGATTGACGGTGTTACTTATGAGGCTGACACAAAGGTGTTACTTAAACAAGTACTGAAGGAAGCCAAGCAAGTACAAGCTAGAGTAAAGGATGCAGTACCACTTGCTAACAAGCAGAAGGTTCTACCTTTTAATCCCGGTAGTCGCAAGCAGATCGCAGAACGGATGCAAGACTTAGGCTTTGAGTTACCGAAAGAACCTGATGCAACAACACCAAAGGTAGATGAAGCGGTGCTTAAAAGTATAGACCATCCATTTGCTTCTGTGTTGTGTGAGTATCTACTTGTAGCTAAACGACTAGGACAACTAGCAGAAGGCAATCAAGCGTGGCTCAAGCTGATGAAGAACGGACGCATACACGGAAGGGTTAACACCAATGGTGCAGTAACAGGTAGATGTACACATCAGAATCCAAACCTTGCACAAGTACCTGCTTGTCGTGCTGAGTACGGATCAGAATGCAGAGACTTATTCAAAGCAGGAGATGGGTTTAAGTTAGTAGGGTGTGATGCAGCAGGGTTAGAACTTCGTATGCTTGCACACTACCTCGCTTTGTTTGACGGAGGAGAGTACGCACAGACTGTAGTGACAGGAGATGTACACACTCTCAATCAGAAAGCAGCAGGACTTGAGACTCGTGACCAAGCTAAGACATTTATCTACGCTTTCCTTTACGGTGCTGGTGATGCAAAGATAGGAGAGATAGTAGGTGGATCAGCAGCAGAAGGACAGATGTTAAAGCGTAAGTTCCTGAGCAACCTACCTGCACTGCGTAAGTTACAGATGGCAATCAAGGCGAAGGTAGAACGAGGAGGTAAACTTATCGGCTTAGACAAACGCATCCTTCCTGTACGCTCACCACACGCAGCACTAAACATGTTGTTACAAAGTGCAGGAGCTGTGTGCATGAAGGTATCTTTGATCCAGTTGTTTCATAAGCTTAACAACTTGAAGTGGTCACACGGTGTGGACTACGCATTTGTAGCGAATGTACACGACGAGTTCCAGGCAGAAGTATTACCGGAGAAAGCAGATGTCTTCGGACAGTTAGCAGTCGGAGCAATCCAAGCAGCAGGTAAAGAGTTAAAGTTAAACGTAGCCCTTGATGGCGAAGCAAAGGTAGGTGATACATGGGCACAGACACATTAACGGAACCGGAGCTTGAGTACGACTATTACTTGAAACTAGCAGAGTTGTACGATACTATCGACATCGATGTACCTTGGGACTGGAAACAACAACACGTAGAATCTTATATGCCTTCATCAAAAACACAACGAGTAGGAGCAATAGCAGAGCAGTTATTTATAACAGAATGTTTAGAGAGAAACTTCGAACCGCACACACCTGTAACACCTATGCCTTGGGACTTTATTGTTACTTGTCCAAAGGGTACCTTAAAAGTACAGATCAAGTCTAGTGGATACAAAAACAGTTCAAGTTGCTACGCTGTTACTACATCATCAGGCAGTACAGCCAAAGCAAAGATGTGTGATACTATTGATGTAGTCGGCTGTTACTTATCGCCTGTTAAGAAGTGGTGGATGATACCAAGAGAAGAAGTGAACGGGGTCTCAATCAAACTGAACCCTGACCCTATGAGTAAAAGTAAGTTTAAAAAATACCAAGATAACTGGAGCATATTCTATGAATAATAAAACATTACTAATCGACGGAGATGTCCTAGCGTTTGAAGGCTCTGTCGTCGCAGAAGAATCAATCGAATGGAAGGAAGAGATGTGGACAGTCCACGCTGACATGACCATAGCAAAGAACAGAATACTTAATCGCATCGTTGAGTTCAAAGACTTGATAGGTGCAGATGAAGTAGTAGTAGCTTTGACTGACCGTGCTAACTTCCGACGTAAACTATATCCCGCTTATAAATCTAACAGGTCTAAGTCACGACTGCCTATCATACTAAAGGAAGTAAAGAAGTGGATGCTACAGGAGCTAGATGCACAGCTGTGGCCTAACTTAGAAGCTGATGATGTGTTATCAATCCTTGCTACTGATAGATGTATGGATGAAGAGACTGTTATAGTAAGCATAGATAAAGACTTCAAGAGTGTACCGGGCATCTTCTACGACTATAACAAAAAGGAATACCATCACCCATCAGAAGAAGAAGCCGATCAGTTCCACCTTATACAATCTATCACAGGTGATTCTACAGACGGCTTTGGTGGTGTACCTAGAGTGGGGCCAGTCGGTGCAAAGAAAGCACTTGAAGCAAACGGCTATACATGGGAGACTGTTGTAAAGATGTATGAGAAGGCAGGACTAACAGAACAAGAAGCACTAACGAATGCGTGGATGGCACGGCTGTTACGCACAGAAAACTACAACCAAAGAAGGAAAGTAATAAAGAACTTATGGACACCGAGAAACTACCAAACCAAGGATATACTAAAGATTTCACCACAGGCAGCAAGCGTGACGGGGACACTGGACGTGGACGACCCAACCTTATACCTCCAGTCGCCTTACGCTCTCTCGCCCGACGATTTGAAGAAGGAGGAAAGATGTACGGAGACAATAATTGGCAGAAAGGATTCCCTCTCTCCCGCCTCTACGACTCCATGTTCCGCCACCTTCTAGCTTTGGCTGAGGGAGATGACAGCGAGGATCACGCAGGTGCTATACTTTGGAATGCTTCAGCTTGGATATGGACGGAGCAACAGATTAAAGAAGGATCACTACCACAGGAACTAGATAATATAACATATAGGAATGCGTTATGAATGAAGATATAATACTACCTACTCTATCTAAAAACTTAATAGATAAGCTTGACAAATTGTTTCCTGATAAATGTGCAGACTTGACGGACGACGACAGAATGGTATGGTATAAGTCAGGACAACGTAGTGTAATTAAATACCTACAACAGATTTACGACGAACAACTTCAAGACTCAATTATAACAAAGGATTAATACCATGTGCTTTTCTACACCTAAGATGCCCGACCCTGTACCACCACCTGCTCCGCCCCCACCGCCTTTGGCTATGGCAGAGAAAGCTCCTGCAAAAGCAGCAGCTAAGAGACAGACTAAGCGTCGCAGAGGTACACAGCAGTTGACTGCTCGTCGTCGTCCTACTATTGGAGCTGGCATGGGCGGAGGAACAGGAGTTAATTTACCAACATAATAACACAGGAGATAAATATATATGAGCCTTCGCGCACTAGACAAAAAGACATTACTTTCAGATGCTACTTCAGCAGGGGCAGGTAATGCGTTCTCAGTCGAGCGTTCTAAGGGATGGACGTTTGTAATAGCAACGACCGTCGTAGGAACAGCGACTATTGACATTGAAGCCTACATCGGTGGTATTTGGTTTGTGGTACACAGCCAAGACGTAAGTGCTGTCGGATCGTTTATGATTCGTGATGATCACGGACACTACGAAAAGATCAGAGCTAACATCAGTTCTTACACAAGCGGTACACACAGCGTCTACGCTACAGGTAGTGTTGACTCTCTTTAATGTTAAACGTATATCCATCTGAGCAGATCAAGCCGAGTCGCTTGTTAGGTTTACCTAATGGGTTTGCTCGTCCTGCGTTTGAAGTACTGTATGGTTTTGATGTACCAGCAGATCAGACATTGCGAGGACAACCCGGACTGTTTGATGACATCGTAGCCACAGCACCTTTAGTCGGCACAGTTAGATACGCCACTGACATAGATGCTATTATGGTTTACGACGGTACAGGGTGGCAGGTATACTACAGCACTCACAACTACGACTTCCTACGCACAAACTGGGAAACCTTCAGCGCCCGCTCATGGGACAACATGACTTAAATTAACAACTACAACTTATATATATAATGGCAGACTTAACAGGAACAACACCAGCCGATACTTATAAAGGCTTACTTCAAGTAAACGATTATACCGACGGGGTAGCAGGTAACACAGGCTCTAATGCATTGGTAATCCAAGACGGAGCGGGTAACGCTACAGCTCTAGCAGTCAGTACGGATAGTGTAGGTATTGGTACTACGAGTCCATCTAGAAAACTAGAAGTGTCAGGAAGCCATATTCGTGTAGATGATGGTTATGGTTTAGAAGGCTCTGGCTCTACTGATAAATTTGTAATCAATAATAATTTCCTCACTATGTTCACATCATCAGAGGAGAGAGTGCGTATAGACAGCAGTGGCAATGTAGGTATTGGTACTACGGACTTCGGTACAGATGCTAGTGGTGTCATAGGCATAGCAAACGCTACTGCTCCTACATCTAGCCCTGCCGACATGGTGCAGTTGTATGCTAAAGACGACGCAGGTTCTTCTAGGTTGTATGTACGAAACGAAGCAGGTACTGAAACTGTTTTATCACCACACGCTGCTGATGCTCCTAGTTCATTATATGACAGACCACCGGGTGTAGAAGAAATGCATCGTAGTGCTAATTACTACTTAGGTACTATTGTTTTTACCAATGTTGACCGTCGTAACGCACTTATGCAGAAACAATTAAATGGTGAGGAGTTACCTGAAGATCGTACATTTACAGTAACAGAAACATTTGCTGAGTACAATGCTCGTACAGGTGCAGACTTACAAGTAGAAGATTGGGATGCAAATCAACAAGCTATGTTCGACGCACAAGAAGAGAAGGTAGTAGCAAGACAGGCTGAGATAGATGCTTGGGACAATGAAGAAGAAGAAGCTCCTGAGCCTTTACAATCTTATGTTAAGAAACCTAAACCAGACTGGTTAAGCTAAGAGATGCAAGAAACAGCACAAGGGTTATACCACTCACTAGAGAACCAACGGTACTCTTTCTTAGACAGAGGTCGTACCTCTTCTGAGTTGACCCTGCCGTATGTTCTACCACCTGACGGTCACAACTTCGCTACTAAGTACTACACACCTTATCAAGGCATAGGAGCTAGAGGTGTATTAAACCTAGCGTCTAAGTTACTACTGGCATTGCTGCCACCTAACGCTCCTTTCTTCCGCTTGGTTATTGACCGCTATGAGTTAGACAAAGCAAAGCAGGAGCTAGGGCCAGAGGGAGCAGAGCAGTTACGCAGTGACCTTGAGAAAGCTTTAGCTGATGTAGAGCGTAGTGTATCACAAGAAGTAGAAGTACAGAACTTTAGGAACGGTATATTCCAAGCACTAAAGAACTTACTTATCAGTGGTAACAGTCTGCTGTACTTACCTGATGAAGGTGGTATGCGTGTGTTCCGTCTTGATCGTTATGTTGTAAAGCGGGATCCAATGGGTAACGTTACACACATAGCTATTAAAGAAACAGTAGCACCTATGATGTTACCTGAGTCTGTAAGAGAAGAAGTATATAGAGAAGAGAAGGAGAACAGCTGTGACTTATATACGTCTGTTGTACGAGAAGGAGATAAGTATATTGTACAGCAAGATGTTAAAGGTATTGTTATAGAAGAAAGCCGTGGTGAATATCCTATTGATAAGTCTCCTTGGTTACCCCTTCGCTACACACAGATTGATGGTGAAGATTACGGTAGAGGTTTCGTAGAAGAATACATTGGTGACATCAAGTCTCTTGAAGCTTTAACAAAAGCAATCGTAGAAGGCAGTGCAGCAGCAGCTAAGGTATTGTTCATGGTTAATCCGAACGGTACTACAAGATCCCGCACACTGGCAGAAGCACCTAACGGAGCTATCGTACAAGGCAGTGAAGGAGATGTATCTGTACTACAGCTTAACAAGTTCAACGACTTCCGGACTGCTCAAACAACTATGCAAGGCATAACAGATAGACTGAGCCAAGCATTCCTGTTGACTAGTGGTGTGGTAAGAGATGCGGAACGTGTAACAGCTGAAGAGATACGGATGCTAGGACAGGAGTTAGAAGCTGCACTGGGTGGTCTTTACTCTTTGTTATCACAGGAGCTACAGCTACCAATAGTTACTCGCTTGATGGATAAGATGTCCAAAGAGAAGAGACTGCCGAAGCTACCTAAAGATATTGTTAAGCCTACTATTGTTACAGGAGTGGAAGCTTTAGGCAGAGGCAACGACTTACAACGACTCGACCTATTCCTTGCAGGAGCTAACCAAGTAGTTGGCCCACAAGCAGTAACACAATACTTAAATGTCAGTGACTATTTTAAACGTCGTGCTACAGCTCTCGGTATTGAAACTGATGGCTTGATAAAGACGGACGAAGAAATTCAACAAGCTATGCAGCAAGCTCAGATGATGGAGATGGCACAGAAACTCGGAGCACCCGCAGTCGCACCTGCCGTCAACGCAGCACAGGAGCAGTACATGGCATCACAACAACAAGAACAACCACAGGAAGAATAACAGAGATGGCAGAATTACACCGAGTAGAGATAAATGAGAAAGTACAAACCGAGATTGAACCAGATGCAGCGTCCGCTGTTGAGGCAGTACCTCAAGAACAAACAACAGAACAACAAACGGATAGACCTGAGTGGCTACCTGAGAAGTTTAAAAGTCCTGAAGACATGGCTAACGCTTACAGCGAGCTTGAGAAAAAGATGGGCACCGGGACTACTGAGGAAGAACAACCAGCAGAAGCTACAGAAGAAAATGACGGAGATGTACAAGATGATGACGATAACAATAAAGAGAACACTGAGTATAGTGCTGTTGTTACTGATGCTTCTAAAGAGTTCTTTGCAAATGATGGTCAGCTCTCTGATGAAACTTACGAGAAGCTTGCTCAAGCAGGTCTGCCGAAAGAATTAGTAGATAGCTATGCAGCTGGACAACAAGCTCTGTTACAATCCGAAGAGGGAGAGATTAAGAGCGTGGCTAACGGACAGTTCGATGCTATGGCAGAGTGGGCTAACGATAACTTAGGACAGGAGGAGATAGATGCGTTTGATGATATTGTTACTGGAGGAACTAAAGAACAAGCTAAGTTTGCAGTTAAAAGTCTTTATGATAGATATGAACGAGCTAATGGTTCTTCACCTAAACTTGTACAGGGAACTGTTACTGGTGGTTCTACTATGCCTTTTAAATCAATGCAAGAGTTAGCCCGTGCTCAGTCAGATCCTCGATATAAGACAGGAGATAAAGCTTATCACGAAGAGATTGACAGAAGGCTTTCTGTGAGTAGACTATAATTTTATTCATAACAGATGTGTGTGTGACACCTTGGACTTCCTAATTTTTCTCCCTGTGCTTATTGGTTGGTATAGGTTTTTTTAGTGGATGTTCCAAGGTGTCCCTATTTTTTTAGTTTGCTGACCTTCTGCCTTCATCGTTATGTTTAAAGGCATGGCAACAGAAATAGGAGAAAACGTGCAGGTCAAAGCCAACCTAGCGTTTATGGCAAAAGTCATAGCTATTGTTGGGACTTGTGTGTGGGGATACAGTGTAGTATGGAATAAGCTGATGGTACTAGACAGCAGTCTTGATAGAGTACAGCACGAAGGTACTTTACTAGGAGACTTGTCCGCTCGTATGATGCATATTGAGAAGTTTGCTGAACAATCTAAAGCAGACCTTAATCATTTACTAGAGATGCAAGACGCTCCTATAACATCTGACCACCAACAGTTTGAGAGATTAAAGTACCTAGAGAAAGAGCTGGATAGGCTACGTGATAAAGTAGAAGGGACTAAATGAGATGGGTGAGTTACTTATGTTGTTCATCACGGGAGGTGGCAGCACGGCTATGGGTGCTATTCTTAAAGGCGTGTTCGGTTATATCTTTGAAAGTAAGCAACAAAAGCACGATCTTGAAATGGCGAGAGAGGCTCGTAACAATGATAATTTCCTTAGACTACAAGCTGAAATCAATAAAGGAGGTAATGGGGAATTTGTTTCTTTTACTCGTCGTATGCTTGCTGTTATCGGGGTGTCTACGCTCTGTGCGTGTATCATCCTTTGCACCCTCTTCCCCACAGCAGAGATCGTTACCATCACAAATGCAGACGGAGAAGGAATCAACGAAGTATTCTTTGGACTCATCAGTTGGCCAGCAGCTCAGGAGCCGCTCACTATATCTTCTGGACACATCAGCCTTATGGGATGCACAGTAATACTGCCTTGTATCTTAGGCTTTTATTTCGGGCCAAGCGGTCGAAGAGGTTGACAGTCAAGAACTTTTTGTTTTTACTAATAGTAATAATTTTACAGACAACTAGCGACGATTAGTTCCTCGACCTACTGCGGTAGACAATCCTGTGTTAACGAAAGAAGTGAAAGTCACCCAAACACAAAACACTAATAACAACTACAACATATAAGGAGATAATATAATATGGCTGATGGATTAACATCCCCCTCACGTGTAGGATTTATAGGTGGAGCCTCGGACGGAAGTTTCGAGCAAGACAACGCTTTGTTCCTTAAAAAGTTCAGCGGTGAAATCTTGCAGACCTTCGAAGAGTCTAACATCTTTAAGCCTCTACATACAATTAGAACTATTGAGTCTGGTAAATCCGCTCAATTCCCAGTAACAGGCGTTGCTTCTGCTTCCTACCACACACCCGGTGAAAACATTGCCGAACAAGGTGGAGCATCAAGTAAATACCTAAGCGACATCCACAAGACAGAGAAAGTAATTAACATCGACAAGATGCTTCTTGCTTCTACTTTCTTAGCTAACATCGACGACGTAAAGAACCACTACGACATCCGCAGCGTTTACGCTAACGAGTTGGGTAAAGCTCTTGCTGTACGTTTTGACACTGCTATCGCTAAGTCGTTTATAGGTGCTGCTCGTTCTGCTACTAACCTCGCACAAGCAGCTAAAACAGGCGGACGCTACAACATTGCTGACGCTGAGTTTGGTGTTACCAACATTGTTGCTGGTACTCCTGAAGCGTTTACAGGTGCTGAGTTGGTTGCTGCTATGTTTGCTGCTGCTCAAAAACTTGACGAGAACGACGTTGCTGAAGATGGACGTTTCTGCGTTTTACGCCCTGAAGATTACTACAAGTTAGTAACAGGTGCTGACGTTGGAGGTGCTTTCTCTGTTGCTGCTTCTGCTGCCAATAAAGATGTCGGAGGAGTAGGATCGCTTGCTGGTGGTAATGTACCACAGGTTGCAGGTATCAGTATCTACAAATCCAACCACATCCCTTCAACTGACTTGTCTTCCTCTACTGGAACAAACTCAGGAGACGCTGGTGCAAGCAACGATTTGTTCGCTGCTACTGACGGTTATGACGCTGACTTCAGCAATACCCGTGGTATCGTAGGACACAGTGCTGCTGTTGGAACCGTTAAACTGCTTGATCTCGCTACCGAATCCGAGTATCAGATCGAGCGTCAAGGTACGCTATTTGTTGCGAAGTACGCTATGGGACACGGAATCCTCCGTCCTGAGTGTGCTATCGAGCTTATTGCTTAACCACTCTCTCTCGGTGCTGGGGAGGTCTGTGATTCGTTCCGCTCCCCTCTACCGAGTATTTTTATTTATATAAAGCTATGGCACTGACTACTAAATTAAACGCTGTTAACACAATGATCTCCGTTATAGGGGAGACTCCAGTAAATACATTAGGAGGTACAAGCGTACCAGTAACAGTCGTCCAAGCAGAAACCGTATTAGACGAAACAAACAGAGCTATCCAATCAGAAGGCTGGCACTTTAATACGGAACACGAATATGTGTTATCTCCTGATGCAGGTACAAGTAAAATAAACCTGCCGACTAACACACTAAGGGTAGACTTAGACCCACAAATTTATACAGACTCAGACCCTGTGCAGCGTGGACTTACATTGTATGACCGCAAGAATCACACGGATGTCTGGTCTAAGGAGGTTAAAGCCTCCATTACTTTCGAGTTGGACTTCACGGATTTACCTGAGCAGTTCCGACACTACATCACAGTTAAAGCAGCTCGTATATTTGCTAACCGCTTCTTAGGCAGTAGAGAGATAGAAGGCTTTGCTTTGAGGGATGAGATAGAAGCTAAAGCTAGAGCAGTAGACAGCGACTCAGAGAACGCTGACAGAACTATATTCGATAACTACAGCGTACTTCGAGTGCTTGACAGATAAGCGATGCCGTTACTCGTAACAAGCGTACCGAACCTTGTCCAAGGCATATCACAGCAACCTGACAATTTAAGGTATCCTGGTCAAAGTGATGAGCAGATCAACGCTTGGTCTACTGTTGTGGAGGGTTTGGTAAAGAGACCACCTACTGAGTATGTTAAAAATGTAGACGCAACTGCACCCGGTTCTGATTTGTTTACTCACTTTGTTAAGAGAGATGAGGAAAACAAGTATGCAGTAACAGCAGATGAAAGCGGGGGAGTGACTACAGTAAGTGTAATAAACACAGAGACAGGAGCAGATATACCTGTTACTCCTACTGCTACTGCTACTAGTTACCTAAGCGGTATAACAAATCCTAGAGAAGACTTAAAAGCACTGACTGTTGCTGACTATACATTCCTTGTTAATAAGAAGAAGCCTGTAAGAAGTGATCCTACTTTATACTCAGCACCCCTAAGAAAGGAAGCGTTAATAGCTGTTAAACTTGGAGACTACGAGAAAGCTTACAGTATATATATTAATGGAGCTTTAGTTCCCTTAGATAGCACCTTACACACCCATCACGATTATAATACTACTTCCCATCAAGCAGCTACATATATTAGTGGGCCTAGTTCAGGGGCTCACGCTGGCAAACACGCAGATACAGAGTTTATAGCTAAAGATTTAGAAACCTGCTTGCAGAGTTCTTACGGTACGACAGGCACCGCTGCCAATATAGGAGTGACCGAGGTAAGTGTAGACGCTGTGAACTCTAGTGCTGGATACTTTAACAGGTTGGGTGCTAATATTTATGCAAGCAGGGCTTTTGAAACAAGATACCCAGTAAAATTAAGATTCACTGTAGATCAAACAATATCGGGCGTTACTAATTCTAGTGCTAAAGGTGAAGCTAAAGTTGTGGATGGTTCTATTGTTTCTTTAGAACTTACAAGTGTAGGTGCAGGTTATGTAGAGTCAACTGACCCAACTTATGTAGCACCTGTTTTAACTTTTCAGGAGTATCACTACTATAACGGATGGTGGCCTTATGACATGAGTCATCGTATTATATCATCCGTACCAACTCCCACTCCTCCTACTGCTGGGGAAGTTACAATAACAATAGCTCCTACTCCTACTTTTAATATAGTTAGAGAAGGAAGCCTTATAAAAATACTAAGCTCAGCTGTCGACTTTTCTATTAGGTCTAGTGACGGTTTAGCTGATCAAGGTTTAGGGGTTATATATAAAGAGGTAAAAAGTATTACTGATTTACCCGCTGAATGTTTTGATAGGTTTAGGGTTAAAGTAATAGGAGACGCTGAGTTAGAACAAGACGACTATTACGTACAATTTAAAACAAAAGATGGCGAGGAGTTTGGTGAAGGTAGTTGGGTAGAGACGGAAGGGTGGTACTTAGATGACAGTGATACAACACCTCAACGTGGTACTGCTTCTAGGTTTGATTACAACACCATGCCTATTGTTTTAGTCCCTCAACTTACAGACGGTAATGTTACTAGTTTTGTCTTAGAGAGTCCCGAAGAAGATGTAACCGTAGAAGCACCTTTGGATAAAGGATGGAGACCCCGCAATGCTGGTGATGGACTAAGTAATCCTTTTCCCAGCTTTACCTCCACAGACGGTGCTTTTGTTATCTATGGGGATTTTGTTACTTTTACTGGTAATAATTACAGATGCATAAGAGACCACGAAGACGCTACGATAGACCCAACTAATACAGAATATTGGAAGCAGATTACGGATGTTCCAGCAGGTACGGGAGCTTGGGTAGGAGGCACAGCATACAGAGAAAGAAGTTACAGATGTAAGATAAAACACGCAGACGCTACAATCTTGCCTACAGATACAAGCTATTGGGAAGCGGTTGCTATAGCTCCTCCTAATACAGAAACATGGACAGGCGGGGAAACTTATGCAGGAGATATAAACAGAACCATTAATGACATCTTCTTCTTTAAGAACCGTTTAGGTATTCTTACTGACAGCAACATTATCTTTAGTGAAGCAGATGAGTACTTTAACTTCTTCCGTACTACTACTCAGCAGCTACTAGACAGTGCTCCTATAGATGTAGGACTCAGTCACACAAAAGTAGCACAACTGCAACACGCTCTGCCTTTTCAAGAGAAGCTTATGATATTTAGTAGGCAGTCTCAGTTTGTGTTGAGAGGTGGAGACTTGTTAACTCCTAAGACTGTAAGCATATCACCTGTTACAGAGTACGACATATCAGATAATATAGACCCTGTAGCTTTAGGTAACTACATATACTTCCCATTTAAGCGTGATACGTTTGAGGGGATGTATGAATACTTTGTTGATAACAATACTGAGGTGTTTGAAGCTAATGAGATAACAGCACAAGTGCCTAAGCTTATTAATGCTAACATCACGCATCTTGTAGGTACAGCTTCTGAGAACATGATCGTAGCTAAGTCTAGCACAGATGACTACACATTGTTTGTTTACAAGTACTACTGGCAGAACAAAGAGAAGATACAAAGTGCTTGGATGAAGTTTACATACAGCCGTAAGATCCGAGGTTTTGACTTTATAGACTCCGACTTATTGTTACTAACAGAGGACACAGAAGGCTTACACCTAGAGAAATCTACAATGGAAAACGGGATTGTTGACTCAGGTCTTACTTATAAGTTGCACCTTGATAGTAGGTTGGACGGTGATGCATTAACGGTTGCTTATGATTCAGCTTCTAAAGTTACTACAATAAGCGACTTCCCTTATGACCCTGTAGATGTAGAAGTATACACAAAAGGTGGTACATTCAAAGATTTTACTAGAACATCAGAGACGGCAGGAACAATAAGCGGAGCACTTGGTAGTTATGTAGACAACGGTGGAGACTTCGTTAATCATAACGGTGTTACTTATTACTGCTTACAAGATAACGGTGGGACAGGAGTAACGGAACCTGGTGCAGGGGTTGAATGGACAGAGTACTGGAAGGTTGTAGACTTTGACGTGAGCCGTCCTACTTGGGTAGGCAGCGTAGCATGGGAGAACCTTGTTTCTAATTGGGAGAGTTTAACAACAGCTTGGGATACAGGAGAGAGTTATACGGGTGGTGTTGTTTACAAATGTATCCAAGACCATACATCTACAGAAGCGACAGAGCCGGGAGTAGGAGCTGATTGGGAAGATTACTGGGAAGTATCGACTGACTTTAACACTTACGCTTTTTGGTTATTAGGCAACGACTATTACGATGACAAGTACTTCTTTGCAGGTATCCCGTACGATATGTTGTACAGGTTCTCCAATCAGATACTAAAGCAACCAACAGAGCGGGGAGGACGCAGTGCTTCTGACTACACCTTTCAAACGATTCGTAACGCTAGTATTGAATACGCAGATACTGGACACTTTACTGTGGAAGTTACACCACGATTTAGAGATACATACACGTACCCCTACAACCCAGCGTTACTTGCTTCTATCTCCACTCTTAACGACTTCACACCTGAGAGCGGACACTTTAGATTTGCAGTACAATCCCAACCGAATGAAGCGACTATAGAAGTAAAGAGCAGTTCTGCCTTGCCTTGTAAGCTATTAGCTGCAGAGTTTGAATCTATGGTTATACCGAGAGCTAAGAGATATGGAAGTTAGAGTAGAGCAAGCACAGCCTGATATGGATGCCTTTGACTTGTACGACGATATGAGGGAGGAAGACATGGTTGAATGTATCGGTCTTATGCACCACCCTAAAGATGCAGTCATTGACTCCTTTGTACATTCTTGTAAGTGCTACAGTGTAAGAAGTAAGGAAGGATTGCATTGCTGCTTTGGTGTTAGTCGAAGAGAAGACAATGTAGGAGTTGTGTGGTTACTGGGTACTAGGCAGATGCCTAAGATCCGTAAGTATTTCTTGAAGCACTCTAAGCAGTATGTTGAGGAGTTAATGGAAGGATTTGACTACTTAACTAATGTTGTAATGAAGACGAATTACCTTAGTTATAGGTGGTTGAAGTGGTTGGGTGCTGAGTTTAACGATTGCCAACTAGATGGTTATCAGTCATTTATATTAAAGAGTAAGTAACGATATGTGTACACCATTAGCATTAGGTTGGGCAAGTTTTGCTTTAGGAGCAGGGTCAGGAGTGGCACAATATGCAGGACAGAGACAGCAAGCTAAAGCTCAGGCAGCTTATCAAGCACAATCGATTGCTATGGCACAGCGTAAAGCTGCTATGCAGGAGACAGTTGCTATAATGGAGAGACAGCAGCAAGAGCAAGCCGTAGCTCAAGAAAAAGGGAAGGTAGCTAAGAAAGGAGAAGCTGTACAAGCAACCGCTACCGTGGCAGCAGGTGAGGCTGGTGTATCAGGTCTTTCAGTACAAGCTTTAATGGATGATTATATCAGACAACAAGCTGGACAAGTCGCTGCTCTTACGTCGCAAGACAAACTTTATGCATTGCGTCATGGCTTAAATCTTGAGCAAATAGCTTTAGCTTCACAACAAGAAATCATGGGATTAGACAGGCCTATAGACAAACCTAGTAAGTTAGGGCTAGGGCTAGGTATATTAAGTTCAGGGTTGAGTGCTTTTGGTACTTACAAATCTTTGCAAGCCTCGGCTCGTCCTGCTACTATACAAACTAGTATGGGAACCTCTTCTTATATGTCAGACACAGATCAATATTCTTTACCTGCACGATCCCCTCTTTTGATAGGAAAACGATAATGACTAAAAGAGTACAAGTACAAGGTTTAGGAGAAGCACCTACAGTTCAACCCGTCGACCTCCCCGGCTTTCAATACGGTATCACACAGAAGCAAGCAGGTACTAATAACTTGTTAAAACTTGCAGGAAACCTTGAGCAGTTTGGTAAAATAACAAGAGGTTACGCTAGTCTTGTACAACAGGAGTCAGCTAGAGATCAACAGTTACAACAAGCTCAAGCCATACAGCAACAAGAAGTTCAGAGAGAGCAAGATAAGTTTGATCATGTGTTATTGAAGCAGCACTTGAATACAGTTACGCTTCCTAGTTTACAACAACAAGCAGAATCCTTAGTAGATGTACAGAAGTACACGAAGAGAGAACAAACATCGCAAGCTATTGATGAGGTGATTAACAAAGAATGGGAAGCGTTAAGCGAAGCTTTGGGTGGTGACGTAGCAGATAGCTTGGCTTCTAAAGCTTTGTGGAACTCAGTTGTTCCCGGTGTAAAAGCAAAGTTAATGTCTCAGTATGAGAAGAACAGGGAAGGATTTATCGAATCAGCTCAAGGTCAAGATTTGATGGTTCAATTAAGACAGGCTACAACTTCAGGTTCTATTGATGTAGTAGGTCTAGAATTGTTAGCAGAGCAGCGTGAGAAATTAATGGTAGAGCAGGGCATCACTGATCCTTCTACTAGGCAGAAAATACTATTAGATGGTTACACAGCACAGCTTGATACGCTAATAACAAAAGAAAAGTTTAAAGATGCTAGGTCTTTTGTTGGTGCTATGGAGTTAATGAAAGTCAATGGGAGACGGGTGTTTGGTTCTGCTCAGTCTGTTAAAATTATTAATGACTTCATAACGACTTTAGAAACAGCTGAGTCCAAGCAAGGAACAGTATCTAAAGCTACGCAACAACAGAACTTTGGTGGTTTCTACGAAGCCGCATTAATTGGTTTACATGGAAAGCAAAAGTTTGGAGGTGCGATAGAACCTAACCAGATTTCGGCTTTAAAAACTAGTTTACAAACTTTGAGCTCAGAGCTTAAAAATAACCCAAAAACTTTAGATGAGGTAGTTTCCTCTATTGTGGAATCTAAAAATCCTGTAGCTGCGTATGAAAATAAATTATCTGAACTCTCTCAATCAAAGGACGCTCCTGATCTTGCTTTAGAATTATACATGGGTAATAGGGCGAGGTTGAATAGTATCAGAGAAGATGTATTAGTAAGACCTCGCCAACCGCTTAATTTATCTGCTGATTATAAAAAGCAACAAGAAGAAGAGTTTTTGGAGTGGGCTGAAAGTCAGACGGATAAACCACCTACTGTTAAAGATTTTATATTAAAGCAAAAGAAAGATTATGTATCTTGGGACACACTGGATCAATTAGGTATAGAGGCGGAAGAAAGAGGTGCGATCCTAAACTCCACCTATTACAAGGGCGTAGGTTCTTCTATAGGTAAAATGATTAAAAATGAAACAGAAACATACTTCGCTGAAGACTACCAGAGTGACGAAGCCAAGGTTGAGGAAATTTATAAAGGTACATCAGGCCGGGAGTTTCAACGTAGTGCCACTGAGAGGATACAAGAAGCTTTAAAGAACGCTGCACCCAAAGACGACAAGGAAACTATTAAGCTTGTAAACCAACTGGAAAGACAAGAGAAAGAGCGTTGGTTGAGAATTGTTGAAGCTAAAGACGATGCGTTAGAAATGAAACCTGAGAGTCAAATATCCGTCGAAAGGGAAGTTCAGAGAGCTGAGTTAGAGGTTGGTATTAAACAAGTACGCACTAAAGAACTAAAAACATTTGGTAAAGACGTAGCTTACGAATCTTTAATGCGAGTTAAAAGAGGAGCACCTGTAAGTTC